GAGCGAAATGCGAACGTTTCTATGGATTTAGAGCAGATGTAGAATTAAAATTACAAGTCAACGCTCAACCTTTTCAAGCTGGGCGTTTATTATTAGTTTACATTCCAGGTTATAAATATTTGGGAGCTGATCGACAAAAATATTATGACGATCGCGATAACATTGACGATGCTAGTTTGGTACCACTCACTGGTTCGCCTCGTGTAGATTTGGATTTATCCACTTGTACTGAGGCAACTATGTGTATACCTTACTATTCACCGTACTTGTTTAGCGATCTGACTAATGGTGTTGGTCATATAGGTAGATTTAAGGTAGTAGTATATTCTCCACTTGTAGACACTGTCTCGGGTGGTATTGTAGATATTACTTTATGGATTAACTTTAAGAATATTAAAATTAAGTATCCCACTGCTATGCCTATCGCAGCAACTGCTCAAGTTGGTACTGAAGCAATTCAGGATTCAGCTGGTTCAGGAGTCATAAGCTCGGCTGCGGCTAGTGTATCATCAGTGTTGGCCCCCCTACAAGACGTTCCCTTAGTTAGTAATTATGCGCGTCCTGCATTGTGGGTTTCTAACACTATTCGAGATGTTGCAAAACATTTCGGGTGGTCGAAACCTACAACTGTAGAGGCACCACATTTAAATAAGTTAACTGGTAGTAGATTTATGGCCAATGCAGATGGAGTTGATATGAGCCATTCTCTAGGTATTAGTGCGATCAATGAATTGGAAATTAATCCAGCTCTCACTCGTACTGATATTGATGAGATGACTATTGCTCACGTAGCACGTACACCTTGCTTTATAAAACGGTTCAGTTGGACTGCTAATAACAAAGCGGGTGACGTGTTATATGTAACACCTATCGCTCCAGCTGTATTTAGTATTAAACTTAACGATACAAGTGTAGCTCCTAGTCATTTAGCTTATGTCTCTACTCCATTTACAATGTGGCGTGGAGGCATTAACTTTCATTTCAAATTTGTCAAAACAAAGTTCCATTCTGGTCGTGTTAGGATTCTATTCGTTCCTGGTGATTACTCAAATGAGGACAAATTACCAGCCGATGCTGATCCCAATGCTTCCTACAGCTCCGTGATCGATTTAAGATCAGACACTGACGTGACATTCAATGTTCCGTTTGTATCGGTACAACCATGGAAGCTTACGAGTGCGGACATAACAGCACCACAGAAGGATTATCAATATTCAGTTGGACGCTTGTACGTTCTTGTTCTTAATGAACTCCGTGCAACGAACACTGTTTCTGATACTATTTCTGCTCTTGTAGAAGTTTCTGGAGCATCTGATTTCGAATTATCGATGCCACGACAACCGAAGGTTTATCCAACATTAAGGACTGCGCCACAGGCCAAGAGCACTCTTTCAAGAGTGATTCGCGGAGTGGCCCAAGTCAATGTTGGTGAATCGACACCGGTGTCCCCAGAAATGATACAGAAGACAGGTGAGGTCGGAGAATCAAGTATGAGACAACCTTCTGGAACATCTTTTACTAGCTCCGCCTTAACTGTTGGTGAAAAAGTAACATCGTTAAGACAAATTTTGAAACGATTTCATTTAATTTACTCTAATATCAAAACTACAACTAAAAACAATAATTTATATAGGATTAATAGTTATAAGACACCAAAACCTATAGCAGCACAAGCTACTATGGTTAATATAGATTTATATTCGTATTATAGTTATATTTATGCTTACTATAGAGGTAGTTTTAGATTTAAAATCGCACCGTTTGAAAACAAAGTTTACGCGGCGCGTATTCGATTAATTCCCGAGAACGGAGTTACTGAAGCTGATAAAGGTCCAGTTCAAGAAGACAACACTGTCATCGATGAAACTAGAACCGCAGCTGATGTATACATGCCCCGTAATCTCGAAGGAACTTTCGAATTTCAGGTGCCTCATTATTCAAGGTATCCTCTTCTTCCGAATGCCGGCGGATCTATTCCAGTCATAGGCGTTCAGGATTTAGTGCAACGAAACATGG